GATGAATTTTATGATTCTCACCGAAGACCACTTAGGAGTATAGAACAATGGCAACAGGATTTGGCACTATTCAAAGGAATACTGTGTCTACAAAAGCAGGGTATCAAACTCTGTTTGAAAAAATAAACGCAAAAGCACAGGGTCAGAAAAAAACATTAACATGGTACAGAAATGCTGTAAAATCAGAAGCAAGTAGTTACAGAAAGAATTTTGACAAGTATATATTAAATGAAAAAAGTGATAATATAGGTGCAGTACAAGACCAAGATGCAAATGAACTTCGTCGTTATACTGTACAAGGTCACCTATACATGTTTGAATACAAGGCAAGCATGAAATATCTTCCTTACTATGACAGATTTCCCTTAGTTTATGTTATTAAGTCAGAGAAGAATCATTTCTGGGGAGCAAACCTACACTACTTGAGACCAAAGAAGAGAATACTTGCTACCAGTAAATTAATGCAAGGTAGAATAGATTTTCCAAAG